GGATTGATGATTTAACTGTGGAAACCTGGCATGAAGTTTTGATTGAAACCCCTTTCGAGGAATCCCGGGTTTTTGTTTTTGCTTGGAACAAACAGGACCCTAAATACCCCCCTAACCCGGGTGACATTTGGGGTAATTCTCATCCCCTAGATCCTACACCGAAAACAGCGGCTTACAGGCCCATGGGTTCCCGCCCCGAGGGCGATCCCGAGCTTTTAAGGCGGTTTCCAAAACTAGCTGAATATGACCTATACACGCGGTTAATCCTTGAGGCGAGCATCTGTCATCGGGACAGCGTACGGGCCGGGCGTGTTCCAAAAAGTTACCCCGGCGAGGGCGGCGGCCCATCCCGGGAGGAAATCACAAAACGTGAAGCACGGATCGCCCAATGTCATCGGGAGTGTGCCGCCGGGCTCGATACCTCCAATGAGGCCGATGCCGTACTGTACATGGAAAGGGTGCGGCAATGGTTCGGGTTCGATACGAACACTTTCACGGTTCCCCGGGGCACTACTTTTACAAAGAAACCAACCAAGCCCCTAGCCTTGCCAGCCCCAAAAGAGCCCCCAAACCCATAGCAGTGGCTAGGTTTACAAGAAAAAACCGTTTAGGGGCACTCTTGCCCCTTTAAACATATACCCCAAAATGACCGATAATGTACAAATACACTAGAAACGCTTCCAATTTAAGTATAATTCCAGTGTCTTAATAGCGTCTTGATAACTCCTACAAACCACCGCATAACTGCCATGCGCACGTAACCGGTTCACCCATATTTTCTGACTCAAACTAACCCGTGAAGTATCCCCTTTTTTAAGCTCGATATACAAGCTCCCAAACCCCCCCCGGGGCACAGGTAAACACAGATCAGGTACGCCGGCCCGCAACCCCGATTCCCTTAGTCTCGCCCCCGAGTAACTCGACCTTTTGCCGGCGTTAGGTATCGCGTAAAGCGTACACAATTCCGGATATAGTTTCTCATTATCAGCCGCCCATTTAAACACTGCTACCTGAATCCGTTCCTCAGATCCCCCGGTCCTAGTCTGTCGAGGTAACCGGATTTTTAACCCCTTCTTGCGAACAGCCATTGCATAAAATTCTATTATAAAATATAATTACTTCCTAACAGAACTAGGGGTTAAAATGTCAGAAGAAATAAAACACGATTACCCAACAGAAGAGGACATAAATAAAGTATTAGATGCAATGATGAAAGTACTTGTCACCAGAAAGGAATTTGCCGATCATATGCAAAAACTAGATGCGGACCTAAACAAATTTATAAACGGCGTAAACCAAAACTTCTTACAGATTGCTAAACTCTTGAACATAAAATCAGAGCGTATACAGTGAAAAAACTACTCCCCCTCTTAGTCTTAACAGCCTTAACAGCACAGGCCGAAGAATGTACCTGTCCATGCCCCTCGCCGTCTGTGACGCCAGCCCCAACCCCCAACCCCGGGGGCCCGGCCTGTGCCCGCATCATACGTTCCAAATGGTTATACAAACCCATGTCACAGGACACCGGCGACAACCGCCAAGATAAACCCATGACGTATTTTGTGGAGGGGATAAGGGTAGATGGAAAATCACAAAAAGTACTTGATATCCACGGGAAACAAATATGTACCTTTGGAAGGTTCACCAACGAAGGTACAATACCCGTTCGTTACTACAGCGGGCATCCCACTACGGCATATTGCAACATGGGACCTAAAGAGCTTGCAGCTAAAGCATACGAAAGAAACAACGACGGCACAGCCCTAATATATCTTCGCCTGTCCGAAACAGACGGCGAAAAACGTTGCATTAAAGTACCCGACCCAACCCAACGATACGACAACCGTGGCAGTTCCAAATCAGCCGAAACGACAGATAGTACAGCCCCCTAAATTTGACCTTTTTACATCAGGTGTAAAAACACATGGACGACGAAAAAATTATCCCCCTTTGGGAAGGGTTGGAAAAAGCAGTTAACGAATATTGGGGCGAGCATAACGACAAAGAACGCAACAACCCTCTTCAGGGCTCCATCACCAAAATAGTACACAGAGGACACGAAACGATATTCCATGGAAGAGACACGTTACCAAATACTCGCCAAGCTATTTACAAAAAACCTCGATCATAGTGTTTGGTATAAGGAAAGCCCCCTTCTTAAGTACCTAACCGCCAAGGGGTTTATAAACCGTGAAACGAATTTCTATAGCGGCGGTGCTACCATCACAAAACGTCTCAAGTACGGCCCCGATTCGTACATCATAAAAAATAAGCGTGACATACGCCGGTTTCTGTGGTTAGAGTTTCACGAACAACATTTCGAACCAAAGGCGTACGATATGGCTAGGAAAAAGAAGGGCGGTAAGAAAGGCGGTAAGGGCTGTTAATTACCGCACTGTTAGCAGTTGAATATCAGATATGGCTAGTAAACCATGGCAATTTCAGCCGGGTGTTTCGGGTAACCCTTCAGGTAGACCGGCAACCAAATCAATTGAGCTTAAGAAACTTCTAGAGGATCACATACCTTCAGCAGCCGAGTTACTTCTAAAATTCGTTAATGACAAAAAACTACATCCAAAGATAAGACTTGAGGCAATGAAAGAGCTTTTTGATCGGGGAATTGGTAGACCACACCAAACAACAGACCTAAAAGTGGAAGGTCAGATCCCGGCAGTCCTAACGGGGGAGCTATCCGACGATGACATTAGTAGCATGGAAACCCCAACCCGGCCCCCAACTAACGGCGTTCAGGAACACTAAGGTACAGCAACTTTTCTTCGGGGGTGCCCGGGGCGGTGGCAAGTCTGATTATCTCTTAGGCGACTTCCTTGGCGGTGTGCCGTTCTATGGCCGCAACTGGCACGGTTACCTATTCCGCCGTACTTACGATGAACTAACCGGCCTTATACGCCGTGCAAAGGCCATCTATATTCCAACCGGTGCAATCTATACAAAAAACCCCCCTGATTTCAGATGGCCGAACGGGGCAACTTTGGGGCTTCGATACCTTGAAAATGATGATGATGTTATGAACTACCAAGGTCACGAAAAGACCTGGTTAGGCTTCGATGAATTGACTAATTGGAAAACATCTTACCTATTCGATGCTCTGAAAGCGTGTCTTCGATGGACAGAGGCCGAAGTACCCACCAAACGCATACGCGCATCCGGCAACCCCGGCGGGCCGGGCCACGCATGGGTTAAAGAACGGTTCGTCGACCCTTGCCGCACAGGGTATAAACTCATTACCGACAAGTACGGCCCCCGCATGTACATACCTTCACGGATTGGAGATAACAAAATCCTCATGTCTATAGATCCGACTTATATCGACACGTTGAAACTAGTAGGTTCAGAAACCCTAGTAAAAGCATGGTTAGAAGGGGATTGGGATATAGTTTTAGGGGCTTATTTTTCCAATTGGCGGGCCGATAAGCATGTGATCCCCCCCTTCCCCATCCCGGCCCATTGGTTCAAAGTGGGGGGTTTCGATTGGGGCTCCGCCCGGCCCTGGTGTATGCTTTGGGCGGCCATATCAGACGGCACAGTTCCAAACATCCCAAAGGGGGCGATGGTCGTCTATCGCGAACTATACGGCGGCGATCGCAATGCCGGCTGGCACTGGCACGGCGACCGAGTAGGTCAGCACATAGCCCAAATCAGAGACAAAACAGCTTACAACGTAGCTGATCCCTCAATCTGGACCGAGCAAGGGGGCAAGTGCATTGCCGAGATGATGGGGCCCTATGTCCAGTTTAAACCAGCCGATAACTCTCGTATTCCCGGTTGGGACCAGGTCCGCTACAGACTCGATGGCCAGGGCGGGCAACCGCTACTCTACTTTTTCAACACCTGTGTAAACACTATCCGCACCCTTCCACTTTTACAGCATGACAAACACCGCCCGGAGGATGTAGATACAGATGGGGAGGACCACGCCCCCGACGTTGTAAGGTACCTATGCATGACTAGACCACTAGTTAAATCCCTTACCAGCACCCCGCCCATCAGGGGGCCGGAGCGGGCATCCCTCGATGAGATATGGGCATTAACCGAAAAGGATAACCGGGATCGGGAATGGACATAAAGTACCAGGAAAAAGGAGACATTAAAAACGAGTCGGACCTTTGGCGTCGTTGGAAGTCCGAATTAGACGCCGCCGAACGGTGCGAAGAGTCATACCTACAAGAGTGCGACAAAATCCTAGAAATCTATTCCGCCCGTTCCACCAAAGATAAATACCGAAACTTCTCATCTAAAACTAAAACCCGGTTCAATGTCCTATGGGCGAACATTGAAACTCTTAAACCCGCTACCTACTCCAAGGAACCAAAACCGCTAGTGTCGACCCGCAACCAGGGCAAAGACGACACCGCCCGGGTTGCTTCGATGATCGAGGAAAGGGTACTCCGTTACAACAACGAAGAGATCAATATTCAAATCAACACCCTCATTCCATGCCGTAACGATTACCTCTTATTCGCCCGGGGGCTTCCATGGTGCCGGTTCACCCCCGAGATAGAATCCAAGGAACAACCCATCATAAACGAACTAGGCGAGCCCGTAATTGACGAGTCCGGCGAACCGGCCACGCAAAGCTTCTCACAGGTCGTTAACGCCCGGGTAGACTGTGACCACGTAAATTACAAGGATATCAAATTCTCTCCATGCCGGGAGTGGCCAGAGCTTCGATGGGGCTCTCGAAAGGCGTACATGACCCGTGACGCACTGGTTGAGCGTTTCGGGAAACTAGGCCGTGACGTCAACCTCACCCATACCGGGAAAAGTAAAGACGATTCCGCCGAAGACTATGGCGTGTTCGCCCGGGGGGAAGTAGAGGAGATTTGGGACAAAGACAGCAAGAAAGTATACTGGTTATCCCCCGGCTTGCCCGATAAGTTTCTCGATGTAAAACCCGACCCCCTAAAGCTAAAGGGTTTCTTCCCCTTCCCGCGCCCCGCATGTGGCACGATGGGCGACTCGATAACCCCGACCCCTGATTACCTCCTATACCGAGACCTTGCCCGTGACCTAGATATCATATGGCAACGGGTGACCCGTTTAGAAGCGGCCATGAAATGGGCGGGCTGTTACAACGAACAGTATCCCGAACTAGCAAAGGCGCTAACAGGCCCCGAGGATAATTTCGTACCTATCGCCGATTGGGGCTCATTCCTCACGACAGCCGGCGGCGTCGGCGGCGGGGTTCAATTCGTACCTTATAAAGAAGTTATTGAGGTTATCGCGCGATTGTACGATGCCGGTCGCCAGAAATTAGAGGCCATATATCAAATCACAGGACTATCCGACGTTATCCGCGGATACTCAGACCCCGATGAAACAGCAACCGCAACCCGTACCAAAGGCGAGGCGGCGGGCTTGCGCATCCGAGACCGACAAGAAGAGATGGCAAGGCTCGTGCGTGACCTGTACGCCATCGAGGCGGAAATCATAGCCGAATGGTTCCCCCCTGAGATAATAATGGAACAGGCCGCCGTGAGCGAGTTCTCACAGGAAGACCAAGCCCTAGTCCCTGCGGCGCTAGAACTACTAAAGTCAGACATGAAACGTAGCTTCCGAATTGAGATAGAATCAGACGCCACGGTGGAACTAGACCGTAACCAAGAGAAGCAAAGACGCATGGAATTTGCAGATACGGTTTCCTCGATGATGGGCAAGTTAATCCCGATGGCGAAACAGGCCCCCGAGACGGCCCCTGTAGTGTCTGAAATCATCAACTTCGTAGCGCGCGGCATGGGGGCGGGGCGCGAGCTTGAAGGGGCTATCGGTACAATGCTTGAAGGGTTGAAACAACCTCCGAAGCCCCCACCTCAAGAGCCCCTCGATCCCCGTGTGCAGACAGAGGCGCAAAAGGTACAGCTCGCAATGTCGGCGGAACAGCGAAAAGCGGCAGAGCTGGAACTAGCCACGAAGAAAGCAACAGATGATGCGCAGTTCAAACGTGAGAAACTAGCTGCCGACACATCCACAGCGATAAGAGACCAAAACATGGAAATGGTACTCCACAAACAAACCCTTTCCCATGATGCCGACGTACAAGCACTAAAAACCGGAGCCCAAATGTTTCCGTTACCGTTTCAACCGACGTGACACATGACGAGAAAGGTATACAGATTTGATAAAAAAACAGGTGAAATTCTACCCGATGACGCGAGACAGGAAACCGGGCCGCGTACGCATAGTGTTCACGGCGATACAATGGACGTCACGTTCAATCACTCCGATTGCAAGTACTACGACAGTAAATCGCAGTTCAGAAAAGCAACCCGCGCCGCCGGTTGCCACGAAGTAGGGAACGATTATGAGAACACAGAGGCGGCAACGAAGCACTTTCAAGAGCGCCGCCGCGAAACGTTAACTAAAATAGAATGGGGTAGGGAGTTTAAAGAAAATTGTGAGCGATACCTTAGACGAAAATAGCGAATCCGAAGAAACAGTTTCCGATATCCGTAGTGTGGCAGAGGCGGCCTATGATAGTGCAATGACCGACGCCGGCGGCGGGGAAGATGAAAGCAATCAACCGCAAGATTCAACCCCTGTAGCTTCCCCTAGTAGCGAAAGGACCCCTTCCGCCGGCGTCGTTTCGCCAGCCGACAACGACATACCCGCCCCATACGGATGGGCCGCGGAAAAGGCCGATATCTGGAAAGGGTTGAACCGTGACCAAAAGGAGTACATATACGGGCGGTGGGTTGAGTCGGACCGGTATGTAAAGAAAAAAGCACAGGAATACACAGAGCGGGCGAAAGTATACGAATCGCTCGATAACGTCATCAAGCCGGAGCTTGACGAACTAACCCTCCAAGGAACGACCGTTGATCAGATTGTGGGTCAAGCGCTTGCTTTACGCCGGCTAATCAAACAGGACAAACAGGCCGCAGCGCAATACTTCCTTCAAGAGCTAGGGCTCCATCCCTCACAGCTTGGCCAGGGGCCGCAACGTCCGCAGGTTGACCCACAAATACTCCAAATCAGACAAGAGCTTGACGGCTGGAAACAGGCACAGGCACAGGCCCGGCAGGAACAAATCGATCAGATGATGCAGGACACGGCCCATGAGGTAAACACTATCGCCGCGGAACGAGACCCGGCGGGCCGGTTAAAATTTGGATTGGCAGACCGTTTGCAAGATGATATGGCGAAGTTGATTCCGTTGATCAGAATGGAGCAACAATTTCGCTCAGCGCCGACCCGGACCATATTTCAGGAAGCGTATCACCGCGCCGCACTGTATAACCCGGACACGCGCGACATTTACCAACGGCAATTGCAAAACAGTCAGCTAGCCGGCCAGCAATCAAATGTTGAGCGACTTAAAACGGCGGCGGTTTCTGTGAACGGGTCACCAACAAGCGTTGGAAAAACCCCACAGAAGCGGTATTCTTCGGTTCGTGCAGCAGCGGAAGCGGCGTACGATGAACATTCAGAGTAAAATTTATGGCTTATCCTAACCCGTCCTATGGGGATGTTGCCGCCACAACCATAGAAAATCGCCTTGGCGAAATGGCAGATAACGTTACCAAGAATAACGCTCTCCTTTCATTCCTAAGCAAGAAAAACAAAATCAAATTGGTACGCGGTGGCCGCTCTATCGTGCAAGAGCTAGCCTATGCCGAAACTGGTACATACCAGCGGTATTATGGCTATGAGCCCCTCGACGTTGACGCTAGTCAAACGTTTACCGCCGCCGAATTTGATTACAAACAGGTTGCCGTTTCCATTACCGCTTCAGGGCTAGAGGCCGAAGTACAGAACGTCGGGCGTGAGGCGACGATTGATCTTGTCGAGGCAAGAGCCGAAAACGCGGAAAACACGATGATGAATGGTATGTCTCAAGATGTGTACTCGGACGGTACAGCATCGGGGGGCCGGCAGATTGGCGGTCTACAGCTCATAATCGCTGATACCGGACTCGGTACTGTTGGGGGCATTCCAAGCGACACCTGGACTTTCTGGCAAAACAAGAAGTTTTCGGCGTCAACAGACGGCGGTTTCGCGGCGTCGGCCTCAAACATGAACGATTACATGACCCGTCTTTGGGTACAGCTCCAAAGGGGTGTCGATAAACCAGATTTCGGAGTGGCCGATAATAACTTTTGGCGCATCTATCAATCGACCCTAACAGCCATTGCGCGAACCGAGTCCGATAAAGCGGTTGGCGAGCTAGGCTTTCCATCCCTCAAGTACATGGGCTTCGACATCATGTTGGACGGCGGCCAGGGGGGATTTTGCCCCACGAACCACCTCTATATGGGCAACTCGAAATACCTATTCTTCAGGCCGGCGGCAGCAAGGAATATGAAAAGACTCGGAAAACGTGAAGCGGTCAACCAGGATTCATTTGTGGAAATTGTCGCATGGGCCGGTAACTTAACTACATCAAATAGGTCACTATTGGGTGTTCTCACAGCTTAGGGGGATTTTATGGCGGGTTCAGGGCTTCACAATATCGGGGTTGATCTTTCAAACGTCGACCCCGCCGGGAAAGCACAGGGCGATCCCGGGAAATCGTTCACGGTCATCGAAGGAAACTGGTATCAGTACTTCAAGGCTACGGGTACTCTTACGAAAGGCCAGCTTGTTGGTATTTCAAATCTTGGAGAATGTTCGGCGGGGTCACAGACACCAGCCGCCGGGGTGAGGACACCAGCGGGTATCGTGCTGCTTGATATGATAGCCGGTCAGTACCACTGGCTTTTCCGTATGGGGCCATCGTGCAGCGTCCTAGCGGCCCTAAACTGCGCAAGCGGTGTTGCCCTATATACAACCGCTGTTGCGGGCGTTGCCGACGACGCTTCGACAGCCGGCGTCATAGCCGGGCTTTCCCTCACTGAAACGATAACAACCGCCCGGCTTGCGACCTGTCAATCGGGCTCATTCATCATGATAAACTAAGGGGCTTATGTTTCTCGATCAGGTTCAAGAGCTTGATGCATCACTAGCAGAGCGGGCGCGGGCGTCTCAACACGTAGAGTTCTATCAAGAGGCCGTCTATTGTGAGGCCCGGTCTAAAATCGAAGGGTATAAGGTCTATGAGAACCGGGACTATGTGAAAATCACCCAACCCGGCGGGCGCAGTACCTTTGTTGGGGAGGTGAAAACCGACCCTGAGACCAAGCAACCCTCTAAATTCGTACTTCAGTATCCAAAGCAATGGACTCAATACAAAGCTCAACTTGAGCAAGTAGGAGATGGCATCCCTATCGAGCAATGGGCGCAGCTAACGAAAGCACAGGTGTTGATGCTTAAATCACAGCACATACACACTATCGAGCAATGTGCCGGCCTATCCGATGGTGACCTAGCGCGGCTAGGTATGGGCTTCGATGAGTACCGAAAACGCGCAAAGCTTTACCTCGATAACGCCAGGGGCGCGGCTCCGATTGAAAGGATACTTTCGGAGCTAAACGACGAACGCCGGCGTCATGCCGCATCTGAGGAACAGATGAAGGAAGAGATAGAAAACCTTAAACAGCTTGTTAACGCCCGGCGAGAGATTGACGATACCCCGGCCCCCCGGCGTGGTCGGCCTCCGAAAACAGACTACAGTGAGGCAAGTGAATTATGAGAAGCGTATCTAACCTGATGGGGCTTGGTTGCTCCCCGCAACTTGCAACTTCTTTGGGGCGTGACGTTCAGGACTCAATAGCCGCCGCGGGCGCGGCACAGGGCACGGCAACGGCCTTAACGGGCGGCATCTGTAGGATAACCACGGCCACGGGCGGATCGGCTGACGGGGTGAGACTACCATCTGCCGGCACGTTCCCGGGTGACGCCGTGGTGGTCATTAACAAGTCAGCGGCGACGATTAACGTCTACCCGGCCACGGGGGAAAAGATAAACACAGGCACGGCGAACGCCGCCGTTACGGTGGCTACCGTTACCGTGAAGACGTTCTACAATATCAACGCAACAGATTGGGCGGCATACTAAGTGTGGCGTACGTTGACACATACATTGACCCTGCCCGACAGTTCCGAATATTCTGGCCGGCCCCGGTTCGCGGCTATGTCGGTATCGACATCAACTTCAAACCGCTAGCCTATGAAGTAGAACAGCGAACACTTGTTTGGGGCTTATCGAACGCCCCTCCATGGCTATCGATTGACCCTTCGACGGGGCTTATGACGGGAGCACCTACGTCCCAAACAACCTACACAAATTTAACGCTCCGTTGCATACGTTCCGGCGGTGACTTCGTGGAGCGCACGTTCGACCTTGTAGTCGATAACTCCAAATTCGTATTTATCGACCCCGTAGCCGGAAACGATGCCAATCCGGGCACGTTGGCAAGTCCAAAGGCCACGGTGGTTTCTGCAGCAACTCTCCTAAACAACACAGCCGGGAAAACTATCTATATCAGGGGCGGCACACTCGCCGAGGGGTACGTACTTTCCAGCGGTGCCAGCCCGCCAAATATCTTTGCCGGAAAGGACAGACCAGTAACGGACTATCATCATCTTCGGGGCTACCCGGGGGAAACTGCTATATGGGACTATGGGACGAGTCCGGGTCTTACCGGGACCGGTGGTTGGTGTCTCAACTGTCTAGGTTTCCTCGTTACAAACTTAACGCACATAAACGGTGCTCGCACGGTCTACTCAAAGCAAATCTGGCAGAGTGTGAAAGACACCTGCATAATGGATAACATCTTCCGCGACCTTACCGGTCAAGATAATATGGGCGGAATTGAAATTAAGCTCGATTCTACCCCTGCGGTTGGTTCCGAACTAATAGCCGCGCGAAATGTTTTCTCGAATATTTACAATAAGGGTTTTGCTATAAGTTCTGCGACGAATGAGAACAACGCGGGCCTGATGAGTTTTACCAATTCCGGTGGGTATGGCAGTGACGGTTTCCAAATCTGGATCTTATACAACAAGTCCTATACCTGCACGATGGGGATGAAGATCAAACACGCCGGCCTAGACCGCATAGTTATGCAAGGTAACGAAATGCACAGCTGTGGTCGTTCCGGTTTACAGGGCGGCTCCTATCGCTTGGCGTTTCGCTATAACGTTATCTTTGGCGGCACGGTGTCCCTCATCACACCTAACGCGGATAACTCTACGGGTGTGGAGTCATACGGCGGGGCACTGTACGAGCAAAACACTTTTGTAGAAACTACCGGCGCTCCGACCTACATAAATAATATCCAAGATGGTTGCCAGCAGATGCACGGCATATTCCGCAACAATATCTTTGCACAGCTCGACTCCTCAGCGAACCGCATTATACAAAGACTGTGGGAAGGAAACACGCCGGCAACCTCTGTTGGTTTCCAAATTGAAATCGATTACAACCTGTACTTTTCCGCGCACAGTCTAACGGATACCTGTTTCACAGTCGGTACATGGTCCGGCATAGCCGCCGGCAATAAGAATTTCACAACTTGGAAAACGATTAACGCCGGCGTCGGGCTCCTCGATATAAACTCCCAAATGGCCGATCCCCTGTTTGCTTCGGGCCTTGCCGGTAACCTTAACATCACGTCGGCATCCCCCGCGGCGACGATGGGAAGTGGGACAGTTCCTTTCGTGGGAGCTTTCGTGCCTGACAAAACCTATGGCACTGTCGGCGCTTCAAACAGCACTCTATTAAACATGAACCAAAACGGCGACGCTCCGACCGATACAGGCGGGGGCGGGGGCGGCGGTGGAACGTCATACAGCCCGGGGGATACAATGGGAATCTTTGATCCGACACTACCGAACGCAACCTTTCCGGGCCAAAGTGTTTTAGCTGTTACCCCTTCCGACTCGAATAGTTGGGGCGCGGTTCGTGGGCTATACATTGGCGGGGCCGGGAACGTTGC